TAAATGATGTAGCTCCAGTCTGGGCAGCATTTGCTGCTGCACGTTTATCATTGAAGTGGAGTAGGAGCAATCCATAATGAATGATCTTTACAATATCCTTACGTGCTGTTCCTTTTCTATCGTAACGTGCTGCATACTTAAGGACATTACTCCTACAGAATGCTTCAGCATCACCAACAGAATCAATTAGGTCAAGAGTCTGTACGTTTCCTGCAGAATAATGACCTCGGTATGTTGAACTGATGTAATCACGAACCTCATTAATGAGTTCTTCTTCATTATATTTCAAATCAATTTCCCATTACATTTTCAATATCTACATGATAGCATGTAAAAACTTCTCCGTCAAGGTCTTGCATCATAATTTTATGTGTTGGACTACTAGGCAATCCCTCGTCACCAATAATTTTACAGTGTCTACCATCTTTCATAACAGCAATGCAACCTATGTATTGATGTGGATTAAAAAGAGGGTTCTCCTTGTACGTCATCATTTTTCTCTGGTTCTATACTACTAGTTAGTCCTGCCTTGATTTCTTCTTCAAAATCAATTTCTTCTGATTTAGAATAATGCAATTCTTCAAAGAAGAATCCAGATGCTTTAAGAAATCCTTCAACTCTATCAATAACATGTGGTAAAAAGATACCTTCAAATTCTACCGTAGTAGTACAGTTCTCTTCATCAACACATGTAAATGTAAATTGTGCCATAATTTAATCTTGATTACATTTATTATAACACACCATCAAGGGTTGTGCTACCGATTAGTCCACTTCGTTAACTGACTCCTTAACCACACTATAATTCTGATGCTTCTCTACTAGCAAGGTACGTTCAAACTTTCCTTCTAATGTCTCCTTATGACTGATGACAAATATATTTGTGTTGTCATCAAAGTTACGTAAGATCCATCCTAGTTCACCAGTACCATTCTGGTCTAATGATCCATCAAAGATCTCATCTAGTATAAGGATATTAGTGTCAACGCTATTTTTAAGTTTAGCAATGCTACGCCAAGTAAGCAACAAAGCAATATCAATCCTAGCTTTCTCTCCTTCAGAAAAAGATTCGTAGGTAAAGGTATCCCTGTATCTTGATTTAATAGTCTCTTCGAAGTTCTCATCTAAATTAAAATTAACATAGAACTCAAGATTCTGAAGATGTTGATTGATCAACTTATTCATCACTGGAAGATAGCGTTTGATAACCCTAGTCTTGATACCATTATCTTTTAATAATATTGTTGCAGCAAGAAGAGTATTCCTCTCTTCCTTCATAGTAGCAACCAACTTCTTAAGATTTAAATAATCAGTTTCAAGTTTAATTAGTTTCTCTTCTTCTTGAATTGTATTATTCTTTTCATTTTGTAATGTTTCTATCTCATCGTAAACTTCTTTAATCTGTTTTTGTATCCTTAATGATGTAGTATTATGCTCTGCGATTGCCTTCGAAATGCTGCTGTGTTTCCTCTCTCTGTCCTCTGCTAATGCAATAGATGTCTCCATCTTTTCGAACCCTATCTGAAGTTCTTTAATTGATTCCATTATAGTAGCAATCTTACTCTCCTTTAACTCCTTCGTGAGAGACTGACTACAAGTAGGACATGTAGTATTCTTAACAAAGAACTCATGCTCTTTCTTATGTGTATTAAACTTCTGTTCTATAGAACCTTTTAATGTATTCAACGTCCTCAACTTTGTCTTTGCATCAGAAAGGTTATCCAACTCAACTATAGCAATTTTATTCTTACCAATAATTTCTTCTTCTTCCTGCATTAAAACTTCAATCTTCTCTTGTTTTGATACTATAGTATCTAAATTCTTTTGACCCATTGCAGATATAAAATCCTTTTGCATATTAATCTTTTCTTCTGCAAGATGAGTTTCATAATCAACTTGCTTAAGTTCATCATTAGAAGTTCTAACTTTATCTTTCAATACCTGATTCATCATAGAGAATATTTGAATGTCTAATATATCCTCAATAATCTCTCTGCGTTGTGTTGTAGGTAAACGCATGAAAGGAACAAAGGTACTAGATCCCAACACTACAATCTGTGTGAAAGACTTGTAGTTCATCTTAAGGATGTTATGTTCTAATTGTTTCTGATAATCATTAACATTGCTAGACTGATCTAGCATTTCACCATTCTGATATATCTCTAACTTGTTAGGTTTGATACCTCTAACTATTTTGAATTTATTCGGTCCTTTACTAAACTCAATCTCTACTACACAATCCTTTTCATTGATACTATTAACTAACATGCTTTTGCTAATTTTCCTGAATGATTTTCCAAACAGAGAAAAGGTCAACGCATCTAGGATGGTTGACTTACCAGCACCGTTAGCACCAACGATTAAATTAGTTTTAGTAGATGACAAATTTATTTCAGTAAAGACATTTCCTGTAGAGAGGAAATTCTTCCACCGAATTTTTTCAAATATAATCATGCTTTATCAGTTTTGCATATCATTCATGTAATTCAAGAGGAGGAATCATCATATCATCAATGGTTATTATAACATACTGCTGTTTCTTTTCTTCACATGCTGTGACAATTTCTTGAGTGGGTATCTTTATCACCTGTAAAGGTGGGTTGTTTGGATCTTCCACCAACTGTTCAGCATATCTAAAAATATCATCCTTATCATCAAAGATTGGTATGACATGTTCTCCTGTAATATCACTCACCACTGAAAAAACTCCTTCTGGTCTATTCTTTAATGTGAGAATGTAGGACATTATACCATTTCAGCACTCTCAATATATAGCGACCTCATGACCTTCTTTAAATCATCTTTATCTACGGTCATCTCTACCTCATCAATATATTCATTAAGCAAAGTCAATGTATCTTTGATTTCTAAAGAAGAATCTTCATCTATAATATTGTCTATAAGAGTCTCAACGATTTTAACATCGTGTGCTCCTGCCTTATAGAGATGATCAATCACCATCTCAAACTTTTCGTAATCTCTTTTTTCCTCAACGATCACCTTGATGTAGGTGTCCTTGTACTCATTATAATCTACTTCCATGTCTTTGTCAACATCGTTATAGTATAATTTTTTAAACATCCTATATGGATTCTTCACCAATGTAGTTTTCATGGTGTCTGGGGTAAAGAGATGAAATCCACGAGGATCATTATAATCATTCCAGTACATCTCATAAGGATTGCCTAGGTATGTTATATTACCTTTCTTTGACTTATGATGATAGTGACCTGTAAATACCTTTTTAAAATTAGCAAATACAATTGGACTCATACCATGCCCTACCAAACCAGGAGTCATCTCAAATCCATCTAGTTCTAAATGACCCATTGCTATCTCTGCATCAGTAGATTTAATAAGATCTAATGACTTCTGTTTGTTCTCTGAATTAATCCAAGGTAACAAACATATCTTTCTACCATGAACAGTAATCTCTGTTGGTTCAGAATAAATTTTTATGTTCGGAAACTCCCCCAATAAAAGATTAGGTGAGTTAACATAATTAGTATTCTTATAATATGCTGTATGATTACCAACAATCATATGAACTTCTACACCCATATCTTCTAGGCGTTTGAAGTAATGAGTACGTATACGATTCCATACATTAAAATCTATACTCTTTCTCTGATCAAAGGTATCACCCAAATCAAGAACTGTCTTAATCTTTTTCTTTTCTAGTGTAGGGAAGAATACATCATCATAGAACTTTTTAAAATAATTCCAAAAATTAATATTACCCTTCCGACCATCGAGATGCTGGTCAGTAATAATAGCAACCGTAGTCATTGAGGATCGGAGTAACGATGTTCTTGTGCTTTGTATCCATCAGCAGATACTTCTTTCTTTTCTTTTTTCCTGACTGGTACTTCTATTGTCCATGATGAGGATTCTAATTTAACCATATCAAAATTCTTTTTAAACTCTTTCTCTTTTGCTTTCTTTTCCTTCTCCATTGTTAACTCAACAGTTTCAATAGTTCTCTCACCATAATGAGGATCCCATACTTCTGGATGCTCATGATTTTCAAAGAACTCTAATATAGACTGATCGATCATACTATACATGGTGTCCCAAGTTAATGATCTTCTTAAATTATCTGCTAGGTACTCATTTTGATTGACAGACATTTCTTGCTTGAGGTATTCTCCTCTTGCCCATACCAATTCGTTTAGGTCAATGGTTATCTGTACACGATTGTGTACACCTGTGTCATTATTATATAATTCCATTACGATGAGGGATAAGGTTGTATTATAATACGATTGTTTTCATAGTCTGCTATAAATTCTAATGCTACTTCATGATCCCACATGAGTTCTTCGTATAATGCATTAAGACGATCCATGTCTTCCCATAGATCATTCAGATGTGAAGGTAAATGTTCGTCTTCCATTAGCGGTTATTCATCCTTGTTTCTATATTTTCTTTAATACTACCCATGTCAGCAGCAGAAGCATTCATTCCTTGCATGTCACCAGTGTATGAATCAGTATGCATGACTTCCTGATAACCAGATTTTTCAAGTATCTTACTTTTAATTTCTAACTGTCTTTTCTCTTTTTGTATTCTTCTCAAGAAAGCATAGTATATTATCTGTGTGAAATAAGCAAAAGGATTAGAAGATTTCTCTGGATTAAAATTATCTATGTACTGTAAGCAGTTCTCAATACCATCACATATCATGTCCTCTCGAAACATGTAGTTGACAAAATTTGGTTTGTATGATAGATGTGTAGCAATCTTTAAGAAGCAGGAACCTATGTAATTAGGAACACGAGGTCTATCACTATTAGATTCTTTTGCACTACGAACACGACCTTTATAAGCAACAATTGCTTCTAAAAATTCTCTGTTATTTACATAGTATTCAGTCTTTGCCTTTGCCATGCAGTTACTTTTACTGATAGTAGTATAGTATAAAATACCCGATTTGTCAATAGAGCTTGACAGATACCTAAAAACGTATTAGACTAACTCTGTTAAGGGTTCATGGGTAGGTATTAGCTATTATTATAGATATTCTCTAATATCTTTTTAGTCTCTTGAACAGAACCTAGATAACCCATTTGTCTAGTTAAACCTTTTTCAATATTCTGAATATTATTGTCATCCTGTTGGAGGTGTTGTAGATAAAACACCTCTATTTTTTTGTCTAGTTCTGTTATTGTTACCACTTGATTCATTTTTATAATAAACAAATTATCATACGTGGCAGTCATCCATTCTTTTAAATGGAATCCTTCTATTGCTAGTCCACCTCTTTTTTGAACAATCTTCTTTACCACCATTGGATTATCAACCAATAGAGTATCTTCTTCATTCATATAACAAACCTTTGCAATAAGTTCTTCACCTGTAGTTAATTTAATTGCTGCAAAAAATTCTTCTTCCATATTATTCTATAAGATTAACGTTGGTAATTTCATACTTAAAGTTTTCTTCTTTGTATATTTTTAATCTTTCATACAAATGTTTTAAAGTATAGTTATCTCTTACTCCAGATATATCATCAGCAATATCATATAGTGTTGCTATAGTTTTTCCTTCACCTTTACGTAGTACTCTACCAATTGACTGGAGGTTTCTAATACGGGACTTGCTAGGGGACGCAAAGATGATGTTGTGCAACCGCTTAATGTTAATCCCAGTACTGAAAGTCCCATAAGAAGCAATGATAATTGCATTGTCTTCTGTTTCTGTAATTTCTCTAACTTGTTCTCTATCATCAGTATCTGTGGCACCGTGTACGAAAAATACTTTTCTATCATCACTTACAGAATTATTTATTAACTCATAAAGGGGTTCACCATGCTTCTCAACATAATTGAATAGTACTAGTGTGTTTCCCTCTATATCTGATACTAGATTCTTTATCAAATTATTTCTTTTAGGATGTTGAACAATATATTCCATCTCCGAATGATAATCTGCAAAAGGTTGATACGTATGTTGACATACTAGCACTTTAATTCTTAATTTAGAAAGGTGACCTTTCTTTATTAATTCATCTGTTCTAGTTACTTTGTCACAGACTCCAAACAATCCTTCTAGTACCCACTTGTGGGTTTGAGTACCATCCAAGGTTCCAGTAAAACCAAATCTATATTTGGCGTTGTGAAGTTTGGTCATTATACTAGTCAGTGACTTGGCTTTGAAAAGATGTGCCTCATCTCCTATCACACAATCAATATCATCGAAATATCTTTTAGGAAATTTATAGATTGATTGCCACGTAGATATGATAATATGTTTGTCAGTACTCTTATCCCTACCACTGTAAATCTTATGCATGTAATGTTCAGCATCCCAACCGTAGTTAGTAAAGTCCTTGACCATCTGTTCCACGAGGGACGTAGTAGGCACGACGATCAACGTCTTCTTGCTAGTGGCAGCATAGTATCTGACTATGGAGTATATCATAAGAGACTTCCCAGATCCCGTTGGAGAAACAAATAGTCCTCTGTTATTCTTTAATGCCTTATAGACAGTAAAGTATTGATAGTCTCTTGGTTCAACCTTACAGATTTTATCCATAAAGGATTTGATACCTGGTGGAGTTATTAAATTATTGTCATCATTTAAATTACCATACCAATCATTTTTTTCTAAAAGTATCTTATACTTTCTTTCTTCACACCATTGTTGTATACGAGGAAGTAAACCATTATATATTTCTCCTGTAGCAGGGGAATATAAATGGATCATACCATCCCAATAACGATACCTAGGTTGTCTTTTTAAAAACTTTGCTTCGGGAAGTTCGAATGAAAAATAGTCTGCTAGTTCACGATGTATGTGTGGTTCAGAATCTATCTTCATAAAGACTTCATTCTTTTTCTTGATAGTTAAGTAAGACATGATTAAGAACCATTAATAAATTTCTCCCATTCAATAGCAGATTTAATTTGAAAACCCCTATTAGTAATTTGTTTCATTACTTGATCTAGGAAATAAAGAATCTGATCCATGTATCGTATCCTTGCTTCCAAATCTATAAGATCATTATCAGACTCCATATAGACCTTTAATCCCTCTGCAGTTGATAACTTTTTACCAAAAGGTTTTTCAGCATAAACTTTACCATCAGCCTCACCTCTATAATACTCACGTCTTTCTCTCATCAGTTTACGATGTTCAAACTCTAATGAAGTTTTGAGTTGAGATATGTCAGTGTAATGGTTGAGATATTTATTATGTTGAAATGGAATTTCTAAAGCAAGACGTGCAAGATCCTCGGAGTACTCTTTGTTTTTAAACTGGAAATCAATTTGAGTATCCTTCTTCCATTCTTCTTTAATTTTTTCAAAACGTTGGAATAATATATTGAATTTCATTATATGGGTTTAAAGTTCTTATCACGTATAGTATACTTGAAAAATTTAAATACAACTTGTGCAGTGATGAAATCTATATCACCAACATCAGCAGCAAATGTGATGTCAGTTAATGACACAGGAAATATTCTTTCAAAGTCAATATAGAATATTGGATTGTAATGAGATGATTGAATTTCTAATTGTGCATTTGAATATTGAACACCACCTTCTTGATGTTCTTCAGCACCACCATTCTCTTTGATCCAGTTCCATACAGAAGTATAATTTGCTAGGTCTTCATCAATTATATACCTAATTACCAAATCACCATAAGTAATACCACCACCAGGTATGATAGGGAAATCCCTAAACCTAGTAGGTACTTCTGTGAATGGCATTTGAACGTCAGGTAAATTTGCTGACTGACAAAAGAAATCCACACCTTCAAACTTTTCAAGTTTTAACTTGAAACCAGTAGGTGTTAAGAAGTTTCTATTCTTCGGTTGTTCTTTGTACCAATTAGCTGGCATGTCAACTTCCCAAGCTACTACTATTTATCAGGGCTAGTTTGGTGTGTATAATTGTAATCAGCAATCATAGCAAACAGTTTAACTTTTAAATGATTTAAGTACTGATGTTCTAAAGGAGGTCTTCCTTCATTAGGCCAGTTATCTAGAAAATATGTAGTGACACTATATAACAGACGTGTTTCTTTAATCCCCATCTCTGACACACATCTCCATGTTTCATCATCAGGTGGTGGATTAAAATCTGGATCTGGAAAATTATATACAGTCATACTGTATATTTATCATCTCACTCTTAAGTTAAAAGAGATTGCTATTCTATCTTCATCAACATTATTCATACCAACATCATGCATTAAATGTGAAGGAAACAAATACATGTTTCCTTCTACTGGATATCTTGTAACTGCCATTCTTCCATACCTTTCAACCATAAAAGTATTTCCAAATAAAGCAGGTCTAGGATCATGAAAAGATATATTACCACATTCACCTTTAGGTACTTTAACATAATAAACACCAGCAAGATCACAGTTTGGATGATTGTGTGCGACGTTGTAAGACCCTTTACCATTTATAATTGTCCATATAGTTATATCATCAATCACACCTACTTTGGGATCAAATGGTAAATTATATAATATGTCTGGTAACTTATCTATTACTGGTACAAAAGTATCATCAATAGGATCATATTGAGTATTTGGTTGTGATGATTGTAATTGACAATGCCATCCACCACGATCTGACCCTACAAAAACATCTTCAGATTTATCTTTTAACTTGTATATGTTTTTTTCTAATTCTCTGTTATCAATATCATCTATATGAATTTCAAATAAAGGAGTTTGGAATAACAGTTGGTGTGTTATATCATACTTACTATCATTATCTTTTGTTCCTGCCTTTATTTCATGGTTAGGTAACGAAAATCCCATAACAAATTCTTCTATTATATTATATAGGGACAAAAAAAGAGACCCCGTAGGGTCTCTCTTGATCCATCTCGAACCGAGATATTTATTACATAAGGTTGATAACCTGTACACGTCTGTAGTACATGTTGGCATTCGCTGTGAGCGATTCTCCATCTGGAGTACCATTGTATGCACCGTTGGTTGTGACGAATGGGTTTGAAACCATGCCATAACGTGTCTTGAATCCAATCTTGGGTTGGAATGTATTTGGATCGATAGAACGAACCATCTGTAGTGGAACATATGGGCAGTAGAATATTCCTGCATCATATGGGGATGTACCCTTATATCCAATAACATAGTAATGCTTGTCTGACAAGTTAGCAGCATAAGGATCAACGAAGACCTTAATACGTCCGTTTATTGTACCAACAGCAAGGTTACCTGTGTCATCTACTTCACCGATTGAAGGACCACCAGCACCAGTTAGACCTGAACTATAGTCAAGTACACCAGCCATAGCAAGAGCACTAGCAACGTCTGCAGAGCAGATCAAGAAGTTACCCTTCCCTCTACGAGTCTCTTGGGCAATAGCGTTTGCATCACGCTCTACCTGATATAGAAGACCCTTGAATTTCTCAACTGACCATCTACCGTTGGAGTCAACGTCGAGGTCAAAGATGCCAGCATTTGCTGTGTTGTTCTGTGCACCTTTTTTAGCAACTGTGTAAACTGTTCTAACAACTTCACGGTTGATTTCAGCAAGTACTTCACTAGACAAGATGTTAGCAAGTTCCTGCTCTGCATCAAGACCATGAATTGCTTTCAAGTCCTGTGCAAGTTCTAGAGTGTACTCTGCCTTGAGTGCTCTTGACTTTGCAGTCACAGAAGTCTTCTCAATGCTGAATGACATCTCACGGAAGAGGTTTCCTGCCTCACCCATTGTCTCAAGATCTTCACGAGACATTCCTTTTCCTACTTCGTAGGTTCCAGGAGATGAGTCGTTAAGTAGAGCAGGGTTGTTACCCTCTGAATCACCACCAACACCAGCACCTGTTCTAGGTGTGTATGCTCCTGCAGTGGCATCGCCAGCAGCAGAGAACCCAGTATCTGGTTCGTTGAATAGTGCTTCCTCTCCACCTTGATTCTCGTAACGAGAACGCATTGCAAAGATAAGTCCAGTAGGACCACTCATTGGTTGAACGCCACATACGTCATATGCCATTAGGTTAGGCATTGCACGGCGAACAAGACTAATGAGTACAGGGTCGAAACCTGCTAGACCAGCTGTATTGGCATTACCCAATGCTGACCCACCTGGAGATACAGTACCAGCACCTAGGCTGTTAACTGCTACCTCGTTTAACATTCCACGCTCTTCACGCATGAAACGCTCTTGGTTTTCCAAAAGAACTGCGGTTACCGACTTCTTATAGCGATCTCCTAATTGGGGAGCTCCCTCGTGGTTAAGAACAGGTGCCCACTTCTCTTGGAGTTTTTCTGCGTTAAACATTTTTTCTCTAAAAGTTGTGTGTTATAGTATTATTATTGCCACTTCTCGATGGCAGACATGTAAGCAGACATTGCTGGTGCTACTGTCTCATCTACTGGTGACTCATCACTTGCTTCGGCAACAGGTGCCTTTGGTGAAGCAGGGAAGTATGACTCACGAAGAGTCTTGAGTTTATCAGCGAACTTCTCCTCTGACTCAAACTCGACTGCCTCTGCAAGAGAAGCAAGTTTGTCTGCTTGAGTATCTGCTAATCCTTCTGAAACAGTTTTCAGAACGACTATTCTTGCAGTCTCGTCTAGACTTTTATTAAGTTCCACATTGCTCTTAATCTGTTCATTAAGACGCTCCTCCATTTTACGAAGATCTTCAGTCAAACCCTCGACGACATCTTCTTTGTCTTCGGGGATAGTAATATAATGCTCGTTAAAGAGATTCTTAAGACCTGATATGAAATCTTCAGTGATTTCGTTTCTGATACCACGGTCTATGGCAATCTGGTTCTCTTCTAACCAGTTTGTAACGGCATACTTACAGGTACCGTTTACTTCCTCGGCAAGTTCCGTTCTAATTTCTTCGGTCTTTGCTTCGAGTTGTGTTTTGAACTGCTCTTCTAGTTTAGTCCACTCTTCAGAGAGTTTAGACTTAACAGCAGCTTCAAAAATTGTTTTTGCTTTCGCTTTGAATTCATCAGAAAGTTCAGCACCTTCTGTCAATGCGTCAATGTCAGAGGACATGTCAACTTCTTCAAATGAAGGCTTGATGGGATATGCTACATCAGGACCTGTCGTTGTACCATGAGTAATACTATGGTTAAACTTTGGTGTAGAACCAGCAGGTTCATCTTTACCAGTGCCTCTCTGTTGGGGATCTCCAGAGACTGCATTTAATGGTGCGGATGCTTTCGCTCCTGGGTTGTCTTCACCTTCCTCATTACCTGTTGGAACAGGACCACCGTTATCGGTGATAGACTGTCCACCTGTGGCAACATCAGTACTCAAATCTGCTGCATGACCAGTACGTCCTTCGGGAGCACCTGCAGCACCATTCACGGCACCTTTAGTTTGACCAGTGGCGTGATAAGAATCACCACCAGGAATAACATTAGCTGCAATTGAAGGCATTGGTTCTTGTCCTATTGTTTCGGCAAGTTCCTTATGCGATTCAGTTACAAACTCTTCAAACTTTTCGTTTAGCATATCTGACATTTGAGTTTCCCCTAAAATTTTTCTGATATAATTATCTGTTTTTATTTATAAATCATAGAGATGACAGGAAGTGTTCAAAGACTTTAAGAGTCTTTTCTTCCAGTTCTCCCTTTGATGCAGACTTAATAGCCTGTTGGTATTTATCAACGGTTTGTTCTTTAAGAATTCCGTTATTCCATACCCACTCTTTACCTTCCATGATGCCATTTACAAAAGCATCTGGTGCAGAGGGATCTGCTACTATATCAGCAGCAGTTGCAAGCATGAAGTCATCCATGACATAAGAAACACCCTCTTGTTTATCGAGAGTACCCATGCCTCTAGAAGACACACCTAATTTTACTCCTTCACCTAACAATGACTTGGCAATCTTGCCGTTAGGAGTATCAAGAATATGTGCTTTACCAATGAAGTTATTTCCTTCTGCTTTTAAACTTACGATCCTGTGTGATACACGATCAAGGTTTACAGTAGGACCATCGGGATGACCTAGTTCACCTAGGGCACGACCTGGTTTGATATACTCTTCATGGTATCTTTTAACTTCATTATCGAGAACCTTGAAAGGATAAACCCTTCCATTGCGATTCTTTACTTCAGACTGAAGAAAGACACCCTCAATATAGAGTTTCTTTTCGCCGTCCTTTTCTTCAGTGATTAACTCAACTGATTCAATGTTCTCGGTAATAAGTTTCATTCTTCGCTAGTCTCCGATGATGGAGTAGGTTCATCAAAATATGATGATGCTACAGTTTGCTTGTAAGTGTCAATAACATCCGATGCTTTAGAATAAAGATAATCACTTATCTTATCCAGAGCTTCTGCTCTTTTTTTATCGGCAAGGAGGTCAACAATATCGACCACTTCAGAATCTAATGGTTTATCCATAATTTATACAAGTGTAAGAATTATTTAGTCGATGGAGTAGCTTTAGTCTTTGGTGCTGCTTTCATCTTTTGCATTTCTTTGTTATGATCATCATCTGCTTGTGCCTGATCGATAGCAGCTTGGTCTTCTTGAGACTGTGCTTCTATCTCTGGAGCATAGGCAGCATTTTGACGATCCATTGTATCAAAGTTAGTAACATCAACTGGGTTCATTGCCATGCCACTATTGATATCTTGCTGAATCTGTTTCTCAATTTCTTTGTATTCCTTGTCAGTCTGTTGTAATATTTCACGACGTAGATACTCTACAGAGAAATACTTACCCACAAATGGATCCATTTGAGTAACTAGATTAACTCTAGCAAGTTGTAACTCTTGCTGCTTCAGTTCATTGAAATGATTGTCAAAGAGGAAGTCGTATTGAATACTACCTTCCATCTCATCCCAATCTTCAGGAGCAATGATACCCTTGAGTATTAATTGAGTCCTTAAGATATCATGGAAGAGTGCAGAAAATCTCTTACGTAATCTACCAATAAACTTGGTGAACTTAAGTTCATCACGAAGTATTTCGGTAGTCTTACCAAGATTAAAAGCTTTGTTGTCATCAGTTAGACGACTAGGAGGAAGGTTGAGTGAGTTGTATAACTTCTTTCTGAAATACTCAACGTCCTTAAGTTCTCCTAAATTTTGTCCACCTGGTAGTGTTGTAATTTCTGTTCCACGTCCACCTTCTCTTCTAGGTAACCAGAAATCTTCAAGCATACTCATATGCTTTTTATCATCTCTGATCTCACCTGTGTTAGCATCGTAAACTAACTTGTTACGATAACGTGCCATTACATCACGCAAGTATTGTTCTGCTTTTACCTTTGGTAAATTGCCGACATCGATGTAGAAGATCCTGCGTTCAGGTGCCCTTGAAAGCCTGTAGATAACTAGGCTGTCCTCAATCATTCGAAGTTGGTTGAGTGACTTAATTGCCTTATGTAAGAAACTTAAAGTATACTTCTTATTCAGTTCTGTTACACCAGAATTTGATGTAGCAATAGAGTCGATTGCTATCTTAATTCCTTCTGCTGTTGAAAAATCAGAAGCAGAATTATTAGGCAGACTCATAGAACCAGAAAAACCTCTAGGTTTATACTGATAATATTCTACGTAATCACCCCAATCGTATTCTAATGCTGTTCCTTTAATCTTGTGTGGATTCCTTTTCGTCTCTGGGTCTTGAATCTTTTGTCTAATTTTTCTAATCTTGAGTGGATCAACGTAGCGTAACTCAAGAATACCTTTTTTAGGATTTTCTAAATCTATAACTTTATGGTAGTATGTTCTACCGTCCACATACCAATTCCTAATAATTTGATGAGCACCTTTATCAAAGTTCAACATCTTTAAGATGCTATCAAACTCATCACGAATTTTCTTTTTAATATTTGCTCCAAGATCTAACTTGGATAACTCTACTTCTACAGGTGGTTCGTTAGTATCACTTACAACGAACTCATTGATGATTTCATCTATTGCAGTATCCACTTCTGGATGAAGTGACATATCTCTATATCTTTTAATGAGTTCATACTCATTTTTAGACACACCTTCAACGTCAACGTATGTACCAAAATATCCACCTGCTACAGTGGATACGGAATCATCACTATTAGGGGGAATAGGTGATTGACCTTTTGTATCCCCCTTCTTATTAATTAAAAATCCAAACAGTTGACTCATAACATTAATGTATAGTTTGCGATACTACTATTTATCAGGTTGTGATAGAGGTAGTATTTGCGTTCGAAGCAACTGTTGCATTCAAGTTTGATTCAGGTGAAGCAGGTGAAGTCCAGTATGAATACTGGAATTCAACAGAGAATTCTTCAATCTGATCATTACTATCATAAGCAAGATCAATTTGTGAAACACTAGTTGGAAATGCATGTAGTAGATCATACTGACGTAGTATAGATCCTGACTCTCTATCATCCTTACGCATTTGCTTAACTTTAACAGATGCCATGTATCCTGCATTACTATTTGTTGGTACAAATAAAGGAGCATTGTTAGACTCATGAGTATTGATTTGTTCCAACCACTTCTCGAAGTAGGTACGAATCTTAAAGTCTTTATCGTTAAAGAATGTTGCAGACCATGTATCGAATGTTCTGTCACCAGCAATTTTAACCGTTCTTCCTCTAAAAGGAACTTCGATTACACCAATGTTTGATGCTGGGAGAGCAGTAGACTTACAAAGTAAGTTTACTAACTCTCTATTATCTCCCTCTGGTCTATTATCTAGATCTTGTGGCCAACTAATATCGACCACAAACATATTAGGCTTAACGCCTTCACCAATTTTAGAAAGAAAATTGTTTAGTTTTGTTGTCATTTTTGATTACCTTTTATATTATTATCTACCAACTACTTCTTGGAATGCAACACCTGTTTTGGTTGCAGTGAAAGTAACGGTGATAAAGTTAATTGAACGAGTAGGTTTGACGAACAGTTCAGCAACGAATTCGTTACGATCAATTACGTCAGGTGTATTGTTTGATTCATCACATACCACAAGGAAATCAGTAACGCCACGACGAGCTTGGACTTCAGATAAGTAAGAGTTTACTGCACTGGAGAATGATGCTCTGGTAGTCGAGTCATTTTGTTCAAATAGAACTGCTTTTGCTAGATCACCAACTCTCTTCTCAAGATTGAGGAAGAGACGGCGAACATTAATCCTGTCGAAAGCAGATGGTGAAGACAATGCAGTCTTGTCACCGAATAGTGTTACACCTGTACCAGGGAATGTAACAACTGGATTAATTCTTGATTGATAAAGTTCGTCTCTATCTGCCTTGTTAGGGTTGTATGCAAGTTTGATTGCATTACGTAGAGATCCACGGTTAACACCAGCAGGTGAGTACCAATCATCCAGAACGGAAGATGTACTTACACAAAGACCAGCAATGTCTCCGTTAGTTGGAATGTAACGATACTTATCATTAAAACGATCATAGTAATACTTGTACCCACTATCAAATACAGCGAATGACGTTGATGTCAATCCACTAAAGAAGTTGAGGGTATTTTCTTTTTGTTGAGTTGCAGTAAGAATACCTGCTGTACCAACCTGATTAGATTTATGAGGTGATACAAATGCAACACAGTCCTTACGAGAAGATGCAATTGCAATTACTTTTCCTGCTTTTGTTTTGGTGTCTGCTTCAGTTGCAAGTGATCCACCCATTAGGATGAAGTCAACATCAACAGTTTCTGTATCAGCAAACTGATCAAATGCTCCTTCTATTTCAGCAGTTGAATATGCATAATCATCAGCACCACCAGATAAAGTAGTTTCTAATTTACCAGCAAGTTGGAACTTGGTTCCAGATGCTAGTGTTGTAGAATCAACTGACCAAGCAGAACCTGCACCAGCACTACCAGGATTGGTAACAGCAGCAGGGTTTGTACCAACAAATATATGAGTAGACTGTGCGTTAACTACATCTTTAAAGAAGTTAGCAGCACCTTCTGTATTTTTCGCATCAGTTAACTTGGATGTATAGAGAATTCTTTCTAAAACTGTATTGGCAGCACCACTAAAGTTTCCAGTTACGTCAATAACTGCAATGTGAACTTCGTCATATGATACTCCTTTACCAGCAGCATATGATGACGTACCAGGACGTGGACCAATTGAACCTAAAGATAAACCAGTATTACCAATCTCGGTAGTTGTATACCAGTCTTTAACTTCAGTAAGACTAATATTTGTATCTGTAACAGAAGCAACTTGGAAAGTAGAATCTCCACCACCACCTGTTATAGTAACACTATCTCCAACTACATACCCAGTTCCACCATCAGTAACTACAACAGCAGTAATCTGACCTTGAACAGTATCAATAGTGAAGGTAGCATCTGAACCACCACCAGCAATTGTTATGACATCACCAACTTGATAAAGATCATCACCAGTGTTAGCAATAGCAACTGTTGAAACAGCACCAGCAGAAGATGTTACATTAACAATTAATCCTGATCCGTTTCCACCTGTGGTGTTAACACCATTAGCAGTAACGTATCCAGTACCACCAGCAGTTAAGGTTGTTGTTAATGCAGCACCAGTACCAGCAGTAGCATTAACTGTCAATCCAGTTCCTGATCCACCAGTTGTGGCAGCATCTGCAGTTGTTACATAACCTGTTCCTCCTACTAATGTGTTTGTTGTTGCAACAACACCAGTGTCAGGAGAATCTAGAGTGTTAGTAGTATTAAGTCTTGATGAAGGATCGTCTAATACAATCGCTGCTTTCTTTGTAGCAGGATCCCATGTATAAACAATACCTGTTGCTCCACCTGTAAATGTTAATGTATCACCAACTGATAAACCAGCAGGTGTAGCACTAAATGTAACTACCTGATCAGCACCACGATCAACAACCGCAACTAATAGATCATTTGCCCATGTACCAGCAGTACGTCCAACATATAAGTTGCCGTTACCAGTACCAGCATTCCAGTCATCGTCGTTCTGAACGAGAACTGCACCACCAGCAGCAGATGCACTATTTACTCCAGTTGCTGCCCTAACAACTGCTAATCTACCACCGTAGTTCAGGAATTCTGAAGCAACGAACCAATCTTCTGCATTAGCCTCGACTGGAGCACCAAAGACTGAAAGAAATTCTTTCTGCGATGCTACATTAACCACCTGTCCGATAGGACCTTTTTGGAAGGTTGATGCAGTAGCCGCTTTTATCTGTGATGCACCTACAATAACTGCATTTGATAGGTCACGTTCCTTAAGAATGATTCCAGGCGAGACTTGACTTGCCATGTTTAAAACTCCTCTAGGTTTACCAATATTAATCTAGAATTATTTATTCTAATTGACTATTCCACCCTAATAGGGCATCATGTATGATACGTCTTCTTGTGTTTGTCCATACTCCCAGAGATTCCCGTCACCATCTACAAATCCCTCATCACCTTCTAAACCAGTTGTTATAAAACCAAAGGGTGCCATGTCCTGTTCGATTTGATTTTTTTGCTCATCGTATATTCTTTGACGAACATCATTGTCTGTCATCTCCTTGAAATATTCCTGTTGTACCAACCATGCAAAGATAACCATACACATCACAAGGTCGTCATGGTATCCTTCATCTGCTTCCCATGATTGTTTCTTTTGAATGAATGTTGTTAATTCATTAAGAATCTCATAATCTCTAAACAGAAGTTTATCATCTTCAACAATTTGTTTTAAATTAGCACACCCCTGTTTCTTTACAGTAATGCTCATCTTAACACCCAACTGTGTTTTAGATCCAGAGAATCCTTGTCCTATAATTTGTCCTGCTCTACCTCTCATAGCAGACATCAAAACATTTGGATACTCAAGATCATAATTAAGAATAGATGCTACACCATCACCAACATCATTTACTTCACATAATACCCATGCATTATTATATGCTCTTGCCACATCATTAATAACATTAGGGAATAGCATAGGTTTAATTTCATTATTCCTATACTTTCCTACTATGCTGTAAGGTACAGTTGATATATCAAATATAATAAATGCAGAATAGTCACCACCTATACCTCTAGCAACGTCAACTGTTAAAAGATATTCAGAATCTTTCTTTGGTTCCTCGTATATATCAAGACCTTTACTTCTACTAATGGGTTCCTCAAATGTTAAACATCTTAACTTTGTAGCAGAGATAAGAGTATCAACAGATCCTAGGAATTCACATTCAAATTCTTGGGTAAACTGTCTCTCTGATGTATTGGATATAGTTTCTTGTTTCCACTTTTCATCCCTACCTGGTACTTGAGACCAATGCACTTCAGAGAATTCATAACCATTAAGACCATTGACGGCATCAGTCCACAACTTATAGAAGTGGTTCATACCATAAGGAGTAGATATTATTATAACTTTGGTAGATTGACCAGAAGTAATAGTAGGGTAAACCGAACTAAAGAACGATTCAGCAATGTGATTAGGAACGAAAGCAAACTCATCAAGGAAGATGATGTTGAAAGACATACCTCGAACAGCAGATGCTGAAGTAGATGCAGCAAGAATCTTTGATCCATTCTCCAACTCCATGCTACCTTTATTCCAGGATATAACACCCTGTTGTATCCACTTCGGTAAATTTTCGTAAGCAGTTTGTAGTCTACCTAACAAGTCCCTTGCAGTGGATGCCTTGTTTGCAAGAATACCAATATTGACACTATCATTAAACAAAGCATAGTGAAGAAGATAGGAGACCACAGTGGTGCTCTTACCAGTTTGTCTAGGAAGTTTTGCAATGTTGAACCTACTATTATGAAACTTTGTGATGATGTCTTCTTGAAAGTCCCACATCTTAAATGGTACAAGACCCTCATCAAGTGAAACAATCTTCACATAATTTTTTACAAAATAAATAGGATCTTCCTTACATTTAATATATTGCTCTACTTGTTTCTTGGTAAACTCCTGTTCAACGTTTGCTTTCTTAAGCAGGGGGTTACCAAGATATATCTGATCAGATGCCATTACATAGTACCATGTGATCTACGTATATTACGTAGTTCTTCAAAATTCTTTTGTTTCTTACCACCATCATATGCCCAAGCATACCCTTCTTGAATCATCTGTTGGTTTAAGGAAACAGCATCCTCACCAACATAAAGCCAACCAAGAAGCCTACCATACTTCCCAACGCCACCCTTAAGTTCAGTTCTAATAGTGAGTTCATCTTCACCTTTAATAGTTTCAGTTAGTTTCTCCTTCAACCAATTCGTCGCATCTAATCCAAGTGCCTTCTCCTCTAAATCCCTCGTCCTCTTCTCTGGTGTGTCCACTCCAGCAATTCTCACTCTCTCCGTCTTCGCTAGGTCGAACCCCAAATCGATAACCACATCTATGGTATCTCCATCCAGAACCTTCTTGATCTTCGTAACACGAAAATTGTAGCAGCTCTTCCTGCTTGGTGGTGTCATTGTACCCATTGTATATTGTAATGTCTATTAAAGCTTTATTTATAGAGTCAGCAACAGGGGTTTTATTCTGTTCGAATTTCCATTGGTTCAATGCCTTCGTCATTGTGTTCTGGAATACATTCGGGTTTATCTCCAGAAACAACGGGGTTAGGATTCCAATCATCGTATTTAAATATCCAGTATATTGTAACACATACTCCTACAAGAAGTATAGC